CACGGCCTGACCCGCGGCGGTGGCGGCCACGCCCGTGTGTCGCACACACACCAGGCCATTCGCGGCCACAGCGCCGGCCACAATGACTCCGTCGGTCACGGTGCCGACCGTCTTGGTGTTTTCGTAGGCGGTGGCGGCCACGATCTCCGAACCGCCGACCGTCGTGCCGATCCGGAAGTTGCCCGCCGCCACGGTGCCCGTCGTGGCGTCGACGTAGAGCGCCCGTGCCGCCGTCACCGTCACCGGGACGACGGAGCGGATCACCACGTCATCGATCGTCGTGCCAGAGCCGTTGTCCAGATTGAACCAGACCGTCCGGGCCACACCCGTTTTCTGACGTTCCGTCCCCGCCTGGAATTGCGCTTGTGCGTGTGAATATCGTGGCATGTGTCTGTGCTCCCTTACTTCACGCTGTAGACCAACTGCACGCCGTGCCGATCCGGCGGATCGGACTGGTAACACGTCAGCGTCAGACCCTCACGAGACGCGAATGCGTCCCACGCCGTCTTGACGCCCGGGAATAGATCGCTGCCGTAGTCGTCGCCGAGCAGCAGCCCGCCCGGCTTGACGTGTGGAAACCACGCCGCGAGATCCGCTAGCACGGAATCGAAGTCGTGGGCCGCGTCGATGTAGAGGTAGTCGATGGGCTCACGCCATTGGGCTGCGGCTTCCGCCGTGCTCGAGGGCATCAGCCGCACCGTCGACCCCACTCCCGCGTCCATGATGTTGCGGGCGCAATTCACCAGCATCCACGGCGCCGACGGGCGCACGGTATTGGGCGCCTGTACATCGCCCGCCCATGTGTCCACGCACGTCAACGTCCCACCCCAGCGCCGAATCGACCGCGCCACGGGAATCGCCGACGCCCCCATCCACGTCCCGAGCTCGACGCAGACCTTCGGCCGATACTGCTCCACCAGTTCCAGAATCTTGGTCCCGTGATGGAACCAGCCCTGCGCCTGCGGTGTCTCGAGTGCCTCGGCAATCACGCGGGAACCCTGGTGTAACCGCGCTTCTCGAGCTCGGCAATCAGCGCGGACTGGGCCACCGCCAGCAGCTTCGCCGTCCCGCTGAACCCGGAGTCCTCCGGTGGCCTCAGTTCAACAATCCCGTCCTCAGACGGCAACGGTTTCGACTTGGAGGGTTCGGTACGTGTGTTGGCCAATATGGTCCACTACTTTCGAGCAGTCGTGATCGATGTACACCGTGTGCCCCGCCGCGCCGAGGGCTCGACAGAACATCACGTCTTCCCCGATGTCGCCGCCGAATTCATTGAGCCCATGCCGAAACCACGGACGCCCGAGCCCGTCGACCACGTCCGTCCGCATCAACATGGCGCCCATGCCGGCATACTCCACGGCTTCCAGGCCCGTGGACGTGGCCGTGGTCGCCACCCGCTGCTCGTCGCGGAACGCCGTGAACAGCCCCGAGTCCTGCCGCACGCGGTAATTGCACGCGACGATCGGCTGGTCGTGCATCCACAACAACACCGCCAGTTCCCGCGGCACGCTCATATCCGTGTCGAGCCAGAGCACATGCGTGGCCCCTTGCTTGCGCGCCGCCTCGAGGAAGTGTTCGCGTCCGACGTGGATATAGGTGGACGCGATAAAGCCCACCGTGACCTGCGCGCCCCACGGCCCCCGCTCGCGCGTGTAGGCATAGAGTTGCGCGACGTCGACCGCGAAGGCGGCCGGCACGGTGTCCCGTGTCGGCCCCCCAATCGCTAACCGCATTTACGACCCGACGTACGCCGCCGCCGTGATGTAGCGCACCGCCGCCGTGCGTGCGCGAATCCAGGTGATGAACCGCTCGGCCTTCAACCCCACGAGGTTGCGCTGCCAGAGCGACAGGTACACCGTGGTCGCGTCGACCGTGTCCGTCGGCGCCGTGTCCATCTGGACCGAGGCTTCCCGGCTGACATCGATCCGCACGCCGCCCTCGTCCGCGTAGAAGATCGACGGGGCATGAACGAGGATCACGCGGGTCGAGACGTTGTTGCTGACGATGACCGGCATCCCGAACAGCGTGCCACCCTGCGCGGACATGCCGGGGAACAGCGGCTGACCCAACGCATTGAGCGAGATGCTCAACCCGAAGGCGTTCGAATCGTTCATCAGCCACACGGAGCCATCCAGCGGCACGTTGGCCGCCGTGAAGACGGCAATGGACGCCGCGATGTCGGCTTTGGCCGCCGCCGCCGTGACGCCGCTCGCCGCCGCCGTGGAGGCGCTCACCGTGATGGCCGCCGGGTTGACGTTCGCCACCGCGGTCACCGCCGGATCGTTGAACTGCTGATCGAGGAACGTCCCCATCCCGGCGATCATCTCTTCGCGGACCAGGTTTTCCGCCGACGGCGTCGACAGCATCACGAGTTCCTCAGACAACACGATGATGCCCGCGGCCTTCGCAAACGGCACCGTCACCGTGGCGTAGTCCGCCTTCGTGACCGGCTTCGGCTTGTTCTGGCCGACCCACCCGTAGGTGCCGCCCGTGGTCTGCGTTGGCACGCTCACGTTGAACGGCACCTGTCGCAGCCCGGGAATGCGGCCCAGCAACGTTCGCGGGCGAAGCATCTCCAGGAACTCGTTCAGCGGCTGCGTCACGACCAGCGGCCCGGCCCACGTCGAGTCGGTCGTGGTGCCGACGGCGACGGCCGACTTCGTCCGCCACATGTGCTCCACCATCTGCTCGACTTCCGGCGTCGAATCCTTCCACTGCTTCGCGTGCTGCAGGGTCTTGTAGGAATCGCCCTTGCCAGCGGCCATCGCCATGCACATCCGCGTGAAGGACGTGCCCTGCGGCACGTTGGCCTTCACGGTGATCACAGGATTCGGGTTGCCATGACGAAGAATGCCAGCCTTCTCGGCCTCCGTTGGAGCGATGACACGGGTGGCCGCCGCGAGGTTCTGCTTTTCCAGCTCGCGCATCCGCGTTAGATGCACGTCCACGCTTTTCACTTCACGGTCCAGCGTGTCGTATTCCTCGGCCTGCGTCTCATCGAGCGTCACGCCCGCTTCCGCCGCCTTCGTCATTAACTCGTTCATCCGTGCGCTTTTGGCCGCACGGGTATTCTCGAAACCGGCGATCTGTTCTTGAGTGGTCATGGCTTTCGCGGCCTTCACCGCGTGGACAACAGGGAGGCCCGAAACGCCGGGCGGATTGGGGCCTGACGCGGCCATGTCGGCAGATTTCACAGCGAGAATCGTGGCCTCGGCGTTCATCGGGACCACGACGGCGGATGTTTCGCCCCAGATCCACTTGACGAATCGCGTGAACCGTGTCCCCTTGATGGGTTCTCGTTCTAGCGCGCTCCAGCCAATACTCAAGCCCCGCGCCAGCGGCGGATTCGAACTGACCGAATGCCAGGCTACCTCGATGCGCTCTTTGAGCGCGGCGGGCGCATCGGCGGCCAACTTCGACAGCTTCGCCTTGATGTAAATGCCGTCGGCCCGCACGTCCGCGGCAAAGACTTCCCCGATCGGCTGGTCGTGGTTCCACAGGAAGGGCATCGGCAGCGTGAACTGCGCGCCCTTCGGGTCCATCACGTCCCCGCCGCGATCAGGTGTCGGCGTGCTGGCGATGCCTTCAATGATCCGCTGCTCGCGGTCGACGGCTTTGACTTCGAATGTCGAATAGGCTCGCGTGAGCATGGGTCGAATCCATGCTACGGCTGAGCGCGAAAACGGGAGTTTTCTAGTAGGGAAACTAGCGGAGCTTCAGAATCAACAGGCTGCGGACCAACGAACTGATCGACGTCTCCTGCTGCTTCGCCATCTGGATCAGCTTGTCATGGGCATTCGCCGGGAGCCACGTCGACACGGAGTTCGACGGCTGCGGGTTCCGTGGGCGGCCGATCGGGTTCTGCGGCGGGTGCTCGGTCGGTGTTTTCACGTGGCCCCCAGGACAATCATTTGGTATTGCGGCGCTGGCGTCCCACCCTTCACGGCCTGCGACAACGCCGTAAAGAACGACACCGGCCCGTCGATCTTGTTCGCCGAATCCTTGCCGCCCGCCTTCCGCGGGTAAATCTGGCCCTTATGGTCGCGCTCCACCACGATGTTCCCGACCATCCACGCAAAGGCCTGATTCCCGTTGTGGCGCACACGCTTCCCCAACACGAGCGATTCCGTGGTCTTCATGGCCGGATCCATCACGTCCACGCTCTGCGGCACATCAATCACCAGACGTTCGACCGCATCCCGGCCCAGCGTGGACTCGAGCGCCGCCCGGAAGTTCTGGATCATCAACCGCGCCGATCGGCGGTCGAAGTCCACCTCCCGCACCTGAAACCGCGCGTGGAAGTCCAATAAGTCGGCCTGGATACGGGCGTAGTCCGCTTCGTTCCCAGGCGTCTCGATGATGTCCCCGGTGCGCACCCAACCCGACATCCCCGCGATCGGCGAGTGCGCCACCACATCGGCCGGCATGTAGATGCGCGGAATCAGCGCGTACGTGTCCGGTCCAGTTTTAAACAACAGCGCCAGCGAGGACGGATCGCGTGTCTCCCCGAGATCCACCCCGATGAACAGCGGGTAGTCCTTCAGGCTGTCCAGCGTCAGCTCGGCATCCGCGCACGACTGCCAGAGCGTAGCCGTCATCCAGCCCGACTCGCTCCGGACCCAGACGTTGCAGTGTTTCGTCAGAACGTTGTTGATGGCCGCCTGCGAATGCTGGGCTTCGGACACCTTGCGCTCGAGATCGCCAGGGTCCACGCTGATGCCGTAATTCGGGTTCGCCTTCTGCAGCACGGACGGCTCGCGGTAGTCGTCGCCATCGTCGATGGTGTAGTTGGTCCCGAAGAATGCCTCGTCCTCCACCGTCCCATCGAGGATCTTGTGCAGGTAGGCCATCTTTTCGTGGCAGATGCCGCCAATCTCCACGCCGGCCGTGGTCGTAATCACCAGCAGCGGCTGAGGCCGGGCACCTGTGGCCGTATCGATGACGTCCCACACCGCCCGGGTCTTGTGCGCGTGCAGCTCGTCCACGATGGCCAGCGAGATGTTCAGCGCGTCCAGCGTGTGGGCATCGGCTGACAGCG